TACTAAACTTTACTGGTTTTGTTGGTGTAGATAAAGCCTTTGCTAGTTCTTCTTGTCTAGCTTTAAGAATAGATAATTGAGTTTCTTTTTTTCTTTTAGCTGACTTAGATTTACCAGATAGTTCTTTTTTATTTGCTTCAATAAAAGTTTCTTGTTCTTCTAGTTTTTTAATTGCTTTTTCTATAGCAGTAATTCTAGTTTCATTTCTTCTAGCTTCTCTTCTAATTCGTTGAGTTTCTTTCCATTGTGTTTCAAATGTTTCTAGATTTTGTATATCTAAATCATACTGCTTTAGTTGTTCTTCAACAACTTTTGGTCTACTTGTTGGATCTGGATATTCTAATTCTAAACTAGCTTTTTCTTGTCGTAATGACTTTGGTTCAAACTTTGTTGTATGTTCCCAAGTAGGAGTCCATAAAGCTTTTCCCTTTAGTGCTTCAACTCTAACACCACTATCCTTAAATACTTTATTAAGTAAATCAACTGGATTAATTGCTTTAATTGGAGAACCTTCATATCTAGCTTTTAAAGTTAATAAGTTAACATTATGGAATTCTCTTTGTACTTTATATAATTGTTCTGGTGTTAAAGCTTTTAATAAACTTAGGTTATGTTCTTTTGCTCTTCTAACATAACCACCAAGTACAACCATACCAATATCAACTTTTGAAATTTTTCCTTTGTATGTTTTATAAAGTACTTCAACTTCATTAATAAAATCTTCGTGGTTTGTCCAATCAATAAGATGTTCTAGTGTTACTAAACTATCTTGAATATCTTCTAGATTAAATCCTCTAGCAAAAGCTGTTGGTTCTTCTAATCCAAACTTAGCAGCTAATTGTTTTGCTAGTACATGTTGTGTATATTGAACACCAAGTTCTTGTGATTCTTTTGTAAATGGGTTTGTCTTATCAAGTTCACTGGCAAGTTTGCTTGTAAAGGACATGTTTGGCATAACTGGTTCAACTGATTCTTTTTCAGGAACCCACTTTTTAAATACAGAACCGGGATCTACAACTGTAGTTTTGTTTTCTTTTGTAATCTTAATTTCAGGACTACCAACAAATACTGTTTTAAGAGTTGGGTTATCTTCTGCTTTAACACTTTCCTTTGAGTTTAATACTTCTACTGTTGGGTTTTCTGGTGTTTCGTTAAACTCAATACCTCGTTTTTCTTTTAGGTTTTTCTTTAAAGCAGCAATCCATTCTAGTGTAGCTGTATCACCAAATTCATTTGCTCTTTGAGTTAATAGTAATAAGTTTCTTCCTGCCATCCAAAGATCCATATTATTTCCAAGTGCGTCTGATTCACTTCTCTTAAGACTGCTTTCAATAATACTCTTTAGTTTTTCTGTTACCTTTGCTTTTTCTTCGTCAGATAAGGTTGCCAGTTTAATTGGTGAACTTAAAACTTCTACTAGGTCTGGCGGTAAAGCACCAGCCTTTGCGCTTTCTTGTCTTCGTTTTGCTTCAAAGATTCTTAGTTCATCAATGGTTTTTGGCATACGCTTTAGCATTTCTTCTAGTGGTAAAGCTTTTCCACTAGCGTCTGTTAAGTAGAAGAGACTTGTTTCTGGGATATTAATAATAGATCCGTTTTCATCTCTTTCAATTAAACCAAGTCTTTCAAGTTCTGCCCAAGATAAGATACCTTCTTTTTTGATCTTTTCTCGCATTGCTTCATATCCAAGAACTCCAAGTCTTTCTACTTCTTCTTTACTTAGTTTTCTAGATAGAATCTGTGGGAAATAGGTATAAGCGTTTTCGTATTTTTTACCTAGTTTTTTACTTTGTTCAGCAGCGTAATTGTAAAAATCTCTAGTTTCTTTTAAAAGACTGTTGCCTTCTTTTACCATATCTTCGGTTAGACCATTAGGATTTATGGTGTCTTTACCTTCTCTAATAGCTCTAATAACTCTTTGCTGAATTTTCTTTTCTGCATTTGGGTATTGTTTCTTTAGTCTAGCAATTGCTGAATTAATACTCATTGCTTTTCTATACCCAACTCCAATAGCTTCCATAATACTTAGGGTTTGGTATGGATTAGCTAGGTCTGAGTATGCAAAGAATTGTCCATCATCAACCATTCTAAAAGCAGAGTAAACAAGATCAGATAGTTGATACATAGCATCTGTTGTTCCTGTTCCCCATGTAGCCATTTTGGAGAAAACCCTACCAGCTCCGGTATTGTTCTTTAATTCATTATACCAGTTCATAGAGATAGCTCTTTCTTCAGGACTTAGTTTGTGTGCTTCAATTCCTTTTGTAAAAGCTTCTTCAAATTGAGCAAGTAGTATTGGATTATTTTTTAATTGATTCCACTTGTGTTCTGCCCAGTCTTTTCTTAACTCGGCTCTTGTTTTACCTTCTTTATTTAGTTTATATGAAGCATCCATTTCAGCTTCAATAGCGTCTAGTTCTTTATTTAGTTTTTCTCTAGCTTGTCTTTTAAGAGCAGCGTCATTAATTGCTGATGTTTCTTTTTGTTTTTTTAGAACATCTAAGTATTTTGTTAATAAGAAACCACCCCTTGTATTACTAATATCATATCCATTAATAACAACTCTTCTAATAGATCCATCTGTATTTTCTTCAATAACAACTGGATTTGTTTTTTCTTTATAGTTTTTTCGAAGCTTTGTTTCTTCAGTAGAAATTGTTTTGTTTAGGTTATTAAGTAAACTTGAAATCTCTTCTGATCTTGCTTCTGGATTTGGATATTGTTCTTCTAATAGTTTCTTTTGTTCTTTTGCTGCTTTAATTCTATTAGTTCTATCGTTAATAACATTTAGTTTTCTTCTAGCATTATTTAAAAGTTTTTGTCTTGCTTCAGCTTCTTCTAATGTAATTTGTTTATTTGTTATTTTATCTGTTAGTTCTTTTTCAGCTGTTGCAATTTCTTCTGCTGATAAGAATGTTTTCTCTAGTTCTACTGGACCAGTTGGTTCTCTTTCAGTTGCTCCGTATTTTCTTAGTTTTTCTTTTAACTCTACGCCAGCAATAATATCCGTATCCATAGCAGAAGGAAGTGGATTACCAGAAGCTTCTGCTTCTGCTTTTGCTTTTGCTAATCCTTCAAAAATTTCAGCAAATAGTTCTGATGATACTGGTTGAACAGTTCTATCAGGACTGCTTTGTAATAAGGAATCTACTACATGTCCAACTAAAGCTCTTACTTCGTGTTCTGAAATATTATTACTTTGTAGCCAGTTTGGATCTAGATAGTGTGTAGCAGTAGTATCGTCACCTGTTAGGTGCTTAATTAGAATTCTAATTTGTTCTAGGCTAGCTGTCTTAGCTATTTGGATGTGTGTTAAGTCACCACCACCAGCAGCTCTTTTAAGCATACTGTGTAGTTCCCACTTTGCTTGGCTTACTCTGTTTGGTCCTATTAACTGGAAAATACCTCTTCTTGGATTCTTAGTTCCTAGTGTAGAAGAGCCGTCTAAGATCTCACTAAGTGGGTTTATTAGTCCTCTAACAGGACTTGTAACAGCACCTAGACCAACACCTAAGATAGAACCAAAGCCAGCCATAAGAACAGTATCTGCTATGGTTTGAGATAAATCAAATGATGGGATATCTCTATTTTCTTGTAGGAGTAATTGTTCAGCTTTCCATTTTTGCGACCAAATAGAGTTAGCTAATCCTTCAACTCCACCCCAAGCAGCTCCTATTTTAGCAACTTGTAAGACATGTCCTAATGCTGATGTTGATTCTGCTAAAGTAAATACATTAGTTAAACCTAATCCAATATTGTTTAATGCTTGTAGTGCTCTATTTTGTAATAAACCTTCTTTAAGAACAACACCTTCATTGTCAATTAGTTTTAATCTATTTTGTTGCATCCAGTTTCTTGGTTGGAAAATAGGATTAAACGGATTTGAAGATCCTTGTTTAACTGGTTGTTTACTTATTGCACCTATTTCAAGAGTTTTAAAAGCTCTTCTCATTGGTGTATTTGCTAGTTTAAGATCGGATCTTAATGCTTTAAATACATTACCACCAGAGTATCTTATAAAAGCCTGTTGTCTTTGTAAAATATCTTCAATTCTTTTTGCAGCCATTCCATATCTTTGAGCTGTCTTAGCAATACCCGGTATTCTTAAAGCCCATGTTGCTGCTGTTGGAATTTGTGCTATTGTGCTAGTACCAAGAGATGCTAAAGTTAGAGCAGCCTGTGCAGATATATCTCTTACAGTATCGTAATCAGCAATAACATTTTGAGTAACCCATCTTTGCATTGCTTCACTAGTTGTTTCTGCGTTTCCTGTAATATCTGCAATTAGTTCTTTTTTAACTGTGGTTTCGTTTGCTTTGTTCATTAAGAAATAATAAACTTGCTCTAAGAATGCTTGTGGGTTTTTTGTTCCAATAGCAAAATTATCATACCACTTTTCACCGTATTCTTGTTCAAGTAATGTTTTAATTAAAGTGGATTGTGACTCTGGTTCTCCGTCTTTATTATAAGCACCATATCTAAATTGAATAGCATTGTTTGCTTCTTTTTGTCGATTAGTAATAAAGTTATTATCTACTCTAAATCTTTCTTTTTCTAGTTCTTGTGTTAAACTAGTTCCGGGCAACCAAGTATTATATCCAGTTGCGTCTACTCCACGCAAAGCAGTACTTTGAATATCTAGTTGAATTGGTTGTAAACCAGTAATACCACCCAACCATTCTTTGCTTTTTTCCCAAGCATGAAAGTTCCATCTATCGTTTTCTGTTGGAGATATAAGTTCACCTTTGGTTATGGTTGGTTTTGGATCATCCCACCAAAGAGTTCCCATATAGTTTTTAGTTTCAACATTAATTTGGTTTTTAATTTGTTCATCTGCAATTGCTTGTTCTTGGTCTAAAGATAAAGGAATAAAGCCAGTAAATCTAGATTGAATAAGTCTTCCTTGTTCTTTAGTTAGATAAGCAGGAGACTTGGTTGGTATTTGTGGTAGTGGAGTTTCATTTGTATTGTTATTATCGTTATTAATAATCATTAATTATATTCCTTATTAAGCAATGCGTGTGTTATTCAACTTAACCAAAGATCAATTTCAGCTTTTCTTCGTCTTACTAAACCATCTAGTTTTTTACCGCCTGATTTATTATAAAGTTTTAAAGCATCAGGAACTTTGTCAAAAGTATTTATATTAGATAAAGCTTTTGTAAGAGTTTCAAATCCTTTTCTACCATAGAAATTTTCGCCTAAATTATAAGCAAATGAAACTAAAGCAGCTTGTTGATTTGGATTCATTTCATTCCAAGTTGGAATTGTTTTTTCTAAGGTTGGGATTACTTTTATATCAACATAGTTTTGGGCAAAATCTTCTGCTTGTTGTTTAGATATCTTATCACCTTTCTTTACAGGTGTTCCATCTGGATATCTTGTAGTACCTTTACCTATAGTCCATACTTTTCCAGTATCATCCCAATACGCTTCTGTTTTTAAACCCTCAAATTCTGATATAAGTTTTATATATGGTTTATCTGAAACAGCACCGGGAGATACTTGTTTGTTTTTATCTAAAGTATTTCTTTTAAACTCTTCATTAATACTTCTCAATCCTTGTTCTGTTCTTTCTTTTTTTTGATCCATAGGAATAAGTCTATTAACTTTAATAAAGGATGAACTTGTTTGCCATCCTGTTTCACCAGTTAGAATTTCTGTGGTTTTAATAAAAGCACGACTGTTTGGATCATAACTAATAGTTTCAAACATATTAGGAGAAGTTTGTATTCTTTTATCTAAAGCAAAATTGCCTGCTGATATTGTTTCTACTTGTCCTTTATCTGTAAGAATTTCTACAGAGTATCCACTTTTAGTAATTGAGTCTGCAAAGTGCATTGGATTAAAGCTTTCTTGCCAAGCAGAGTTTGTACCTACATTAAAACCATCAAGACTATCGCCTAACATTAGTGGTTTATTTGTAGTTGGATCTGTAAATATAACTGGTTCATTATAAATATCTGCCGCAATTAAAGTATTATCAGGCAATCTGTGGAATCCAGTAGGTGATTGTGGTTGTAATTCTATTGTATTTTTAAACATAGAATCTCTTGTTAACTCCATATCAAACTGAGTTAGATCTCTCCATACTCTTGTTTGATCAGCACTATCTGGATCATCGCTATAGTTTGTTTCGTGGTTTAAACCAATCTCAAAGAAAGGTGTAGCTGTTAAGTTTGGGTTTGCTAAATGACCTTTTAACCATCTATACTTTGAAGCAGCTGTTGGACCAAGTGTTGTTCTATCTGTTTGTTTAGAATATAACCAATCTTGTATTTCTGGTTTTTGTACTAAATATTGTAGTCTTTCTTCTGGTGTCATTCCTCTATTTTGATCACCATAAACTTCAAATAAACCTTCAATTAAACTTGATAGATCTGGGTTTTGTTTAACATCGTCAATTGTGTATTGACCGCTTAACCCACCTAAAACCATTCTATACATATAATCTTTATCTAGTTGTCTATCAGTAAACTGAGTTCGCTTACCGTCTATAGTCATGCCGGGAGGAGTTCCATTCCAAACTCTTTGTCCTAATTGTTCTCTTAAAGCAACCATAGGTGAAACACTATATGGGAAATCTGGATTCTTTGTTGAATAGGGCTTCATATCTTTGGATTCTCTATTCATATAATCACTAGAAATAACCAAGGTTTGTTCTTGTTGTTTGTTTGGTTTTAGTTTAATAACCATACCAGAAGTACCTTCAAATTGTTTAGCTAAAGCCAAAACATCTTCTTGACTTGCGTTTGGTGGAGAAACACTTAAGGCTAAAACAATAGGAGTAAATAAAGACTGTGCTTCTGTAGAGTTTGCTAGAACATTTTTAATTACAGTCGTATCCCATGTAGTAGCTCCACCAACAAGATTTGGCGCAATAGTTCCAATATATGTTTCAAAAATATTATCACCATTTGGGTGTAATGATCTTAAGTATTCTACAGCTGCTTTTCCTTCTGCCGTAAACATACCACCGCCTTGTCTTGATAACATTGCCATTGCTTGTTGTATGGTTGTAATTCGTTTAATACCATCAGTTGTACTTGTAAATTCTCTAAGTTTATTTAAAGCTGTTTGATATGATTGATCAAACATAGTAAACTCAGCCATTAAAGATTTGCCGTTAATTTTACCAGCACCTCTAGCTTCTAGTTCTTCGCCACTTGGTATTTTTCTAGAAGCCCATCTCATAAATCGAATTAAAGAATTAGTTCTATCAAAATTATATTGTTCTTTTTCTGAAACATAAGTATCTGTTAATAAAATCTGTTCTGATTCTTTAACCCATTTATCTAAATCTATTTTATTTACTTCTGTTTTTCCAGACAACCAAGCATCTAAAAGTCTTTCTTTTGCTTCTGGTGTACCAAGTCGTTCACTAAGTATTCTTAAAGTACTTTGATTGGGAGTAAGTTTAAATATAAGACCGGAAGATGGATCTGGTTTTCCTTCCATAATTCCATTAATTTTTTGAGTTGTGAAATCTTTTGTTTCGTTTTCATCAAGACCAAAACCATCGCTATCTAATACTCTATATGTTAGGTTTTCTTCTTTAATATCTTCTTTACTTTTATTAGCTGCTGCTTTGTAACCAACATGACCAGTAGCAGATTCTGTAGAATTTCTTCTTTTAATAAACTCAGAACCTACAGCTAAAGCAACATCATCAACAGCAGAAAGACTTCCATCTTCTTCTAAACAAATACCCATTTTTAAACATTGTTCTCTAAATACTTTATCCATCAAACTAGCTTTAAACTGAGCTGGTGTTTGTGGTTTTTCTTTTCTTCCTGTTTTTGCATCTGATGGTAAAAACTCAAAAACAGCTTTTAAACTATTTGGTAAAGCCTGTAACATTTGTTCTTCAGTAATAGTATCTGAAACATTTTCCATACCAAGAGGAGCTTTAATAAAATTAAAAAACTCTTTTTTTGTTGGATATCTATCAGTTAAATCCATTTTAACTCTTAAATCAGTAACAGCATCTATTGCTTGTTCTATTTCTCTTGCGTTTATATCGTATTGATTTTGGTGTTTTTGTACTGCATCAGCAACAAATACTTTTAACTCGTCTTGTTCTAGTTTTTGTAATTGTTTATTTTCTTCTGTAATTTGTGTTATTCTATCTTGAGCAAGACCACTTGTTGTAGACTCATACTGATCTCTTATTCTTCCTTGAAGTTGTTGGTTTTCTTGGGATAAATAATAAGGATTAAAATCTACAAGTTCTTTTTGTAAATCAACTTGTCTTTTTTGTATTGTCTCTCTTTGTAATAAAAGTTCTTGTAGTTTTTCTAGTCTTGCTTCTTCTGTTGGTGCATCAATATCTGCAATTTGTTGTAAAATTTTTATATTAGCTTCTTGTAAAGATCTATAATTATTAGTTTTAAATTCATACCACATATTAGGATCTTGTTTTAGTTTTTCTATTATATGTTCTTCTAATATTGGATATGCTTTTGGTTCTGTTGCAAGTAAAGAAGAAATATCACCATATTGTTTTTGAATTTCAGCAATATAATCAAGTGTAATTTTTTCTTGTTCTTCTTTAGAATCAGTTAAAGACATTGTTTTTACATAAGTATCTTGTACTTTATCTAGTTCTTTGCCTAAAGATCTTTGTAAAATACTTGGTAATTGTGTTTCAATTTCATCTGCATAGTTATTAGATGCTGCAATTAATGACGCATCTTTAACTGGGTCTAGCTCTGCTACTTGTTGTCTTAAGTTACTAACCCACATTCCAACATTACTTCTAATTTCTTCTGGATTAGCTTCTGGATTAGTACCAATAAATCCATTATTTAATTCATTTTTTATTCCACTTAATAAATTAGAAACACGAAGATTTTTTAACCTATTAATTTTATTATCATTATCTGTTTGTGTTAGTTTAACAAAACGACTTAATCTTATTAAGTTTTCTGAATCACTAGCAGGCATTTGGAAATCAGAAAATTTAACTTCTGGTTTATCTCTATCTGGATTTATAGCCTGTTCAATAGTTTGACTATCAACACCCTGTCTTTCAAGAGCTTTTCTATACACATCATTAACTCTTTTTTTTCTATCTTGCTCCCAAGACATTAGTTCATTAACATCAGAAGTATTTGGCGACGCCTCATCTGCTAGTTGTTGTAATACAGTTAAATCTTCACTAGCAAATTCTTGTCTTCGTCTTAATCCATAATCTAGAACTGATTTATACACAACCGAAGCTGTTTCAAAAGCTTTTGCTCCAAGACTACCCCAATCTAATCCATAATCAATCTGACCAATCCATTGGTTTGGTGCAGGCATAGATACTTCACCTTCTGCGACAACCTGTGGTTTTGCTGGCTGCTCTGCAATTTGTGGTCCTTTGACATCAAAGGCTGGAGAGACTGGATTAATTAACAGTTGTTCTGGTGTTGGAGGCATTTATAATATTCCTTTATCTTTAGTTTTCTTCTTCAGTTGTTTTGTCCATATTTAATATGGAATAGTAAGGATTATTTGTTTCTTCTACTTTTTCTATGTTATTAAATATATCTTTATATTCAGCAATAGTAGAATAAAGAGTTTTAACTATATCTTCATCTGATTTAATTCTTCCACTTTCCATTTCACCTTGTAATCCCATTGTAATTAAATCTTGATAGTTTGGTTTTGAGAACATACTAAAAGCTTCATTCCATTTTTCTGGTTTTAAACTACCAGTTTGTAATAAACGCCTAGCTATATTTTCTGTTTCAGCATTATCTGTTTTAATTTTATTTCTTTGAAATGCTATATTTCCATCTACATATTTATTTAAGAAATCTGTAGCAAGATCATCTATTGCTAGTTGTTCTGATAATAAAGGAGAACTACTTTTATCGTTTGGAAAAATATTATTTCTATCCTCAATATCAAAAGCTGGAATAAACTTACCATCTTTACCAACAACTCCAAATCTTCCATTGGCTGCTTCTGAAACATCAAGTAGATTCATCTTTTCTAGTTTTAATAGATCTTTAATATGTTCATCTTTAGAAACATCTGGATCTAATTCTTTATAACTTAGTTTTGAAAGTCTATTACTTAAGTCATCTTTATAAAATTGATATGCTTTATTTAGGTTTGTGTTTGCGTTTCTAGCTGATAGTTGTTGTAAATAATCTTTATACTCATCTTCAAAAAAACTAGGTAGTTTAGAAATTTTATCTCTTAAGAAATGTTCTTTTTCATTTGGTGTATCAATAAATTTTAATTCTTGTTCTATATTATCTAGAATTTCATCTTGTATTTCTGTTTTTTCTTTTGGATTTAAACTATAATACATAGACCAATAATTTTCTTTAGCTTTATTATTGGGAAAAACTAAATCTTTTGTATTGTTATACCAAGTTTCAAATGCTTTTTCTTTATTATTTGGAAACATTTGAGTTGCTTTTTCTTTAAATCTTTTAATTTTATTATTAAAAGCATCTACTGTTTGTTCCGTAACTAAAGAATACATATTTGATGGAGAACTTGTATTGTTAATAGCTAGTTGTTGTAGTTTGTTTAATCTATCTTGGTTCATAGTTAACTTCCAGTTGCTGATCCAACAAATGTACCGGGATAATTATATCCAGTAAAGGTTGTATCAGGTGTTGATGTATTTTTACCGTATAGTAAAGCACCAGTTAAACCGCCTTGAATACCAGCTAGACCAGCCATACCTAAAGTTCCTAACATAGATGGCTGTTGAATTGTACTAGTATCTCCGGGTATAAATGTTTGCATTTCTGTATAATTAAAATCTCTTTGTGCAAGACTATTTTGATAAGCGGTTACAATATCTCTTTGTTGGTTTGCATAATTAATTCTTAAATTAGCCATATTATTAGAAGAGTTTTCTAAGTTTTGTCTAAGTAAAGCTCTTGCTGTACCAGAAAAAGCTGAAATATTTCTACCAGAAACACTAGATAGTAAGGCTGCATTTATTTGATTTGTCTGTTTACTGTATTGACCTTTAGCATTATCATATCCAAGCTTTGCATATATTTCTTGTAATGCTCTTTGCTTAATAGCACCAGTTTCTATTTGTCTATTAGCTATTGTTTTAGCAATATTTGATTTCTGTATGTTTCTATTATTGGCTTCTATTTGCCATTGTCTTTGAAAGTTGGCATTTCTTGCTTGTAGTTGAGCTTGAATAGCTTGTGCTTGAGCAGCAGAACTTCCAAACAAACCACTCATTAAACTTTGACCAGCAGATAGACCGCCAAAAATAAGACCCATTGTTAATGGTTCCATTATTTAAGTCTCCTATGTAAAAGATTTGGGTAATCTTTATTTCTAAACTTTTGACTTCCGTTAACTAGAATGGCTCCACTTACTCGTTCTCCTAAAAGACCGAGTACTCTTTTATTGCTTAACCATTCTTTAACTGTATTTTTATATTCTTGTTCTTTATTTTTTTCTATTTGATTATCTGCATCAATAGATAAAGAATCTTGCCAATAAGAAACTGCACTAGCTAGGATATCTACACGGTCATCGTGTTTTAGACTACCTTTTCTTTCTGTTATTCTAGTAATTTGTTTTTGATTTTCAGGATCTTTAATAGCTTTTGCGTTTATAATTAATTTATGTAGTGCCATTATTGGTTCTAATGTTCTTATTATTCTAGTTTCTTTAGAACCAGTAACTCTAAAGTCTTCTATTGAAACCTGTCCACACATACTTGCAACGACTGGTCTAAGAAGATTACAATACATAGCATCACCAAAGTTAGACTCTACTCTTACTAGATTAATATCATATTCATAAATTAGTTTTGCTATTTTTCTTAGTAGGGCTTCTTCGTATCCTCCTTGCAAACCAAGCAATTCATGTATGACAACATACCCATTGACAAAGGATGCAATACAAATAGCTGTTTCATCTGATCCACGACCACTAGGATCAATAAACATAGCAGTTTGTAAATACGGAATAAAATTTTGACTAATCCATTGAGGCTCATAAATAAGATCTCCACTAATACCATGAGATTCAATTTTTTTAACTACTCTTTTTTCCCAAGTTATTTTTTCTGGAAACAATTCTGGATTAACATCTATAACAATTAGATCTTCTAACTTAAGGGGATACTTAGCTCTATCACTAAGGGTAGGATCTAATTTATAATGTAAAGAGAATAACCTAGGACCAATCTTAGCTTCTCTAGACTTAAGAATATCTAAAGGGAATCTTTCTGGTTGTGTTGATTCTCCTACTTCTAGGTCCAACTTTAGGATATACTCAGCACAGTTATCTATTTCACCGGGAATATCTGGATTAGGAACAATAGCCGGAAACTTTACAATAGGATAAGCATTTGAAAGTTTAACATAAATACTATCAGTTGATTGGAAAGTACCAAGAATACGAATACAACCATCTGGAGTATTGTTTCTAATTTGTTCTAACTCTGCTAATTTATTTAGAAGTTTATCTCTTGCTGAAGGAGTATCTGCATTTTCTTCAATCTCAACATCGTCTGCAATAATATCATCAGCGTGGCTACCAGTTATCTGACCTGTAATACCTTTAGCATAACAAGATAGATCCTGACCAAAGATAGTTCTAGATCCTACATTAAAACCGAATGCATTATCTTTATCAAACTCTTTTGGTTTCAAGTGTTCACAATAAGGAACAACATCTAATATTTTTCTTACTTGCCCAATAAATTTAATTGCTCTATCTGAAGTTGCAGATATAACCATAATGGTTCTATTTGGATTTGTTAACAATCTCCAACTAGCAAAACAAGCATTGATTACAGATTTACCAGCACCACGGCCAGCCTGTAACTGGAAGTCTTTTGGACCTTTTTGCATTACTTCTGCCATAGCGTACTGTAATGGGGTTGGTTCTCCAAGACCAAGATACTTAAAACAGGCCCATAGGTGGTTTCTAAAATCATCAATCATTTCTTGTGGTGCTTGCATACAACCTCCAAAAAGAGGAACTTTAACTTCTACTTATTATCGGACTAATAGGATCTACTAGGTGTTCCCTAGTAGACCCCCAAAGGTAGCGAAGTCCGCATTATCCAGCGGACGCTTTGAACTTAAAAGGAGCCTTGGAAGCCATCTTGGCTTCTAACTCATCTAGTGTAGCATGGGAGATACCATCCAGTACCTCTCTATTGTCGTTTATAAGCCCTCTAATGACCGTATAAAGCCCCGGAGTACATCGGGTGGGGTCATCTAGGTCTAAGAGCAACTGGCTCAATAAACGGTCATTAAGGCGTTTAATGAGATCCTTATTATCGGACATATTTAACCCTTAATCCAACTCTTGATTTTTTCAAGACTTACGATATGACCACCAATATAACCAGCCACGAATAGAAAACAACCAAACCAAATATTACCTAAAAATGATGCCATATTTATTCTCCTTCAATAAAAGATTTATTTACATAAGACCATCCAGTACTAACTGGAGAATCTTCAGAAAGTTCTACTAATTCAAAGTTTCCACCTAAATCAATAAAACCAATAATAACATTTATTACTTTATTTGTTTCTTTATTTATTACTGCATATCTCATATTAATGTGATTATTTTACAATAACCATTTCCTCCTCTTCCTCCAGAACCTCCTGTTGAGGTTCCTCCACCTGTGTTTACACAAGCTCCCCCTCCACCACCACCGCCTCCTCTATAGCCAGAACCACCAGCTCCACCAGATAAAGCACCAGCGGATGAGTTAGATCTAGCCCCTCCTCCACCCCCACCATATCCAGCACCTTCTTGAAAGTTAAATAGAAGATTATCATTGGTATAACCAGTAGAACCATAGTATTGGCTTGTAGCGATATCCCAAGGAGCTGAACCACCGTCAATATAAGTTGTGCTTGTATCTGGGAATGTTCCAGCAGTACCAGCTGTTCCATTGGCATTGCCAGCTCTTCCACCACCGCCACCACCTGATGTATCGGGATTTGATCCTAGAGCACCCTGAGCACCGTTATAAGCTGTTCCTGATGTAACTGCAATACCACCTCCACCACCTCCACCGGGTCCAGTAAGACCGGGAATTGCAGCGTTTGCTGCGTTTGCGGTAACAGAAGATGCGCCACCAGCTCCAGAAGCGAGTCCATTAAATCCTCTAGTTGCTCCTCCGGCAGCTGCTGCTGAACCACCGCCAGCACCACCTAATCCGGCTCTTGCATAAAATCCATATACAGTTGGGTTATTAAAGATAGTAGAAAATCCGGGTGGTCTACCAAATACACTTTCACCACCAGCCCCTCCACCAGAACCGTTAGATGTTGAACCACCAGCACCAACAGTTCCACCAGCACCTATGATAATTTCACATAAATTAGGAAGAAAGGATGCTGGATAAAACATCCATCCACCAGCACCACCAGACCCGCCACCACCTCCAGAGGCTGCTGTTGTTGCGTTAATAGCTCCTCTACCACCTCCTCCACCACCACCAGCACCAACAAGATATACCCATACTAGTTTAGCACCCTTTGGTTTTCTCCAAAATCCACTAGAATCAAATTCTTGAATATCAACATTTTCATTTATATTCTGTGAAGGAAAACCAAAAAAACCTAAGTTCATAGTGTACCACTTTCTACAATAATATTAAAAGTTTCAGAAACATTTGTAGATGCATATAAGTTTGTTGCGTTGCTGCTAACTGTACCGGGAAGTACTAGACCAACTAATTCAGGTACTTCAGATCTATATGGAGGAGTAGTACCAGCGGTTGCAGTAATGGCTGGAATAACTCTCTCAACAAGTAGACGCTTAGTTGTACCACCATCAGTAGATATCCAAATTCTAACTGCTCCTGCTGTTGTGCTATTAACTGATTGAATTACAATTCTTAAAATTCTTTTGCCAACTCCTGAAGCAGATGCTACAGATGGTCCTGAGCAAATTAAAGATGTTGTTGATGGTGCTGTTCTACTAGTATCAGCTGTAGTTACTTGAGAAACTTCAATAACTGGAGTAGAAACATATTGTGCTGTTGTAGCCATTTAAATTATTCCTTTATCAAATAATAAGTAATCTAATCTTGGTTGTATATTTAATGCTTCAATAGATTTATTTACCCATTGAGATGTTGATGAATCATAACTTAATAAATCATTATTAGTAACACTAGTAATTGTAACATCACCAAAGTCATCAATAACAGAATAAGAAACACCGCCACCACCAATATTTGCAGTATTTCTAAATAAACCTGATGCAATAAACTTAGCGTTACTTGTGTTATTTAAAGCAGTTGCGTTTCCTTTTACAATTAAATAACCAAGAAATATACCTTGAGTTGCTGTTGAATCGTTTTCAGAGAAAGTTTCATATTGAATATTTGCTTGAGCTGATTCAATCGAATTATATACTTGTCTTCCATAATAAGAACCCATAACTGAAGGTTGATTTGGAAGAGCAAATAATCTTTGTACTGTGTATTGACCACCAGATACCGATTGTAAAGTACCTGTTCCATCATCCCATTTAGTTGGATCTATTGTTGAATTAACAACTGTAGTAAAACCACCAGAACCATTTCTATACCAACGATATATGGTTGTTACTGGATTTGCATTTGTATCTGTAACAATATTAGGATTATTTGGATCTGTTGGATAGTTTCTACCAAGTGCATACGATTTACCAGAACTTTTATTTACTTGAAGATTAGCACCATTTGCTGATATTTCATATCCAGATAATTTCAATGGACCGAATGCTCTGATAAACGGGTCCATTTGGAGTGGTTGTCCATATGAAACATGTGGATATGATTTTGCAATATTAATAGTTGCTCTATCTGGGTGTACTAAAGCACCTAGTGGAATCTGTGATTCATATTGTGTATCTGTCCAGCTATTTGATTGTTGTACAATAGTACCACTAGAGTTTATTGAAATCCAAGTTTCATCAGTACTTGCTAAGTTTGTTAAAGTAATTCCTGTTTGTGCTGCCCAAGTTACATTTGTTACAGTTGGGTTTGGCATTGCAGTAAGAGTAGCCCCAGTATTAACGATCATGCCAGCACCAGCAGTAAGGTCAAATTTACTAGGATCACTAGCGTTAATACTAACTAGACCACCATATAGAACGCCTGTTTGTAAGTTCTCTATAAGACGATCATTTGGAACTCCATCCCAATTACCATAAAAGTTAACAGCAGTTACATCTCCAGTAGTGGTTGTATAATTACCAGAAGAATCTATAAGATCTACTGGTGGGTGGTTTATAGAAAAACCAGCCCTTCCATTAAATTTTTGAATAGCCATATATTATTCCTTATTCAACTGCAATATAACCAGTACTCCAACTTTTATCAATACCAACAGTACATAAAGCTACTACTCTATGGTACATTACATTAGTTAATAAAGGAGCTACACGCAATTCAAACATTTTATCTGTAGAATCATAAACTACACTATAGACTGCAAAATCAGAAACAGAAGTATATGTATTTCCATACTCTACAAAATTAACTGTAGGATTTTGAGTTACATTTTGTATTTCATAGTCGTGATTTAAAGCAGCCAGTATTTTTGTAATTTTTCTTTTTGTTAGTTTTGTTGGTGTAGTAGAACCAGTTGTATTTCCTACTTCTGTTTGAATAGTAAACTCAATACAACCAATAACATTATAATCATTGGTTGCTAGGTTTCCTTGATATAAAGGAAATTGCATTATAGGAACAATTGTTGTACTAGATGTTAATAAATTTGCTGTTACAATTTTAGAAGTAGTATCTAGATAAACGGTATTTAATACTGGACCATTGTTAAAAACAACATTTCCAGTTCCTGTTTCATCGTTAATAACCTGAGCTAATTGATCTGAGGTAGTAGATGCAAATTGATTTAGTGGATTAGAGCGTAAACCATAACCAGTTAAATCAACATTAGTTGGTTCAAAATGCTGAACACCAGTAACACTTCTTTTTAATATACCACGATCAGCTGAGTGTTGTCCTATATCAATTCTTCTTGGTCCGGGCATTTTGTTCCTTTCTCCAAGCAGCATCAAACTCAGGGTCACTAAGACGCTTGGCTGCAATCCATTCTCTTACACCCTCTGGTTTAGACTCGTCCAATACAGACTGGGCTAGTGCTGCTTCTTTCTTTTTATTACTTGGTATCCATCCTATGGCAACTCGTATTACTTGTCCTATACCAGTTTGCCAAAGAATTATAACAATACCAATAAAGATTATAGCAATAAATCCATATTGAATTAAATTAGCCCACCAAGGAGTTATATCTTTAACTCCACTAATAGCTGAAGCAATGTCTTTAGTTTCATTTAGAATTATACCAGCGTGTTTATGGGCTATAGAAATATCTTTTGTATTTAATATTTCAATTGCGTTTTCTTGAACTATGTGGTTACTAGTAGATATCTGATTAACAGAAGAGCAACCACATAGTAACAACATAGTTAAGAATACTTTATTCATATCGAATCTTTTCTAGAATTTCTATACGATGTCTTAGTTCCTTCAGTTCACTCATAGCCATAATAATGTTTTTACCTTGTTCAATATCAGTTTTAACAAGGTCTTTAGTAATATCTTTTAGTACCAATAATTCGTCCATGCTACGATCAATCATAGCATCTCTTTTACCTAGCTTTAGAATTACAGTTACTACTCCTATAGTTATAATTGCTAGTTGCATAAAAGCAACATATACAGATATTTGATTGTCTTGCATAGTAAAATCCTTTATGCGGTTAAATAAGAAAAATTAAATATAATATATTGACTTGATGGTGTAATTATGTTATTACTACCTGCTTCATTATAAGCATAAAAACCAAGATAATCTTGTGTTCCCGACGGTGTTAAATAAGGTTGTCCGTTATTTGTTCCACCAATATCTTGACTACCAGTAGTAGGTGAAGCTCCTAATCCATTGCCTTCTCTCCAGAGCATTAATACATCGCTTGATGTTTGGGGTGTAGAAGTTCCTGACCACATACTAGTTCCGCTTTGATCACCACCACGCCAAAATCTACCGTTAATTCTTAAATTTCCTGATGGACTTATATAACCACTTATAATCATTCTCTGTCTATGATATTTTTCATTTGAACTTTTTTTAAAACAACACCAAGCTTGAGCTAAAAAGTGTGCTTTTCCTCCGTTTGCTGGTATTGGTAAATTTCTTAATAATGAATTACCATTACTATCTTCATTACTATTTGATATAACGAGATCTTCGTCTATTGTTTTGGTTGTACTAAGAATACCAGTAACATAAACAATTGGTCCTATTTTTCTATACATTACAGGATTTGTAGTTTGGTTATAATGAGTAATTGTTGAAGCATGTCCAAATCTAAAATTTGTTCCTGATGAAGAATAAGGACCAGCAATTACTGGTGTTTCTGCAATTAAAAACGCAGTTGTATTTACTTTTGGTGCTTTTGCAAATATAACTTCACCATCCGCATTAATTGTCATATCTGGAGTTGTGCTAGCTGTATAGCCTTGTCTAAATTCTATAGTACCAGAACTTTGAATAATACCAGTTTCTACTGTATCAGAAATAATTTTATTTCCAGTAGTAGTTTTTATGTTTCCGCTTACTTCAAGTTTTTCTGATGGAATACTTGTTCCAATACCTACTTTATTTCCAGCATCAATTTGTAAGGTTAACTCAGTACCTACTGATGATATTGTATTTGTTTTTAGTTGTTTAGTGTTTTGTATTAAAACATCTGAACCGATAAAAGAAATACCTTGTGTAGAAGAAATTGTTAAAGGATTAACTATACCCGGTCCAGTGTGTGTAATTAAACCAGCACCATCACTGTTTATTCCTATTTGTAAACTACCACCACTATTATTTGTTTGTGTAATTAAGTTAGATGTTGTTGTAGTATTTAAATGTAATAAGGTAGTTGGGTTATTTGTACCAATACCAACTCCACCATTACCAGTTATTCTTAATCTTTCGGTATTATTAGTTCCTAAAGATAAAGCACCGTTTTCATAATTCCATAAATAACCATCTGAACTTAATAGTTGAAGAATAATACCGTCAGCATTAGTAGCCAATGAAGTATCATTAACTAATTGTATTGTTGGGTTTGTAGAATTATATACAGTAAGGTTTCTTTGTGGGCTAGTTGTTCCAATGCCAACATTAGCCATTAAAGAAGTTACACCATTAGAACGAAGAGTTCCTTCTACTAGAGTATTTTCAGTAGTTCTAAGTGTTCCTGTAATATCTAAATTATAAGATGGGGAGGATTGAGCAATACCTACATTTCCATCAGAACCTATTGTTAGTGCTGTATTAGTAATTCCGTTTGTATAGTTATTACTAGTACCAAATTGTAGTTTAGAACCACTAGCACCAAATATAGATGCTATTCTTGCTTTTGGTTCAGTAGTTGCACCACCAGTAAAATCAATACCACTATAGTCTGTGGTTGAAGTTGCTCCTCTAACTGTAGCACCTAGTCTAGTTGTTCCTGTAAAAGAAGTAATTCCACTAGTACCCTGAACATCTAGTTTACCTAAAGAACCAGCAGACATACCAAAACCAGTATTACCAGTAAAGCACTTATTACCAGAAATTGATTCATTTCCAGCTAAACCAACAAAGTTTAAACTACCCGTATACGATCCTTGAATACGCCATAAACTATCGTCTGCATCCCATATTTGTAATTGATTACCAGCATTCGCATTAAACCATAAAGTTCCGTTAATTGGGTTACTAGGTTCATCTGTAGAAGCAGCAGCTCTTAAAAGATTTCCATATTGATCTATTTTATTTACTTCAATTCCACTTGAGTTTTTAAAAGATACAATATCATTAGTAGATGTACCTTGTACACTAAGTTTTCCAGTAATGTTTTGATTTCCAGTTAGGTTTAAAACATCAGGAGAACCTTTAGTTAATGTAAAATTAGTAGAGTAATCTTTACTACCATTAGTACCTACAATAACAATACTGGATTGAGGAAAACCAGTAAATAATTGACTACCAAGTAATCCGTCAAGATAGTTTAATTTTGTAACAACATTGGTATTACTAGAACCATTAATAGTTTCACTAATTCCAACTTTAGTATTTAAAGCAGTAATTAATGCATCTCTAGTTCCAACAGTTGAATCAACATATCCTTTTACGGTTTGTGTTGAGTTTGCAAAACCAGAACTACCTAAACGATCTTCTACCCAAGTTCTTGTAGCAGAGTTATAAGTAGCATTATAGTCAATATCGGTTGAAGTAACATACTCATATTTTAATCTATCAAGAATTTCTTGGGTAAGGTTTAATAATTGATTTGTTTGTAAGTTAAGTTGTGAAGCTGTTAATCTACTACCATCAACCCAAGAAACTAAAGATTCGTTGCTAATGCTTTTTCGTCTAATTCTAAGAACATCTCCATTAGAAATAGCTGGAATAGTTACAGTAACATTACTACTTGTAACATAAGTAGCTGGTGCTGTTATTGCTGTAATTTTTTTATTAGTTTCATCAACAGTATAGTTTCCATAAGGAATTACATAAATACTTCTAAGGTCTTCTTGCTTTAAGGTTATACCTGTTGGAGTTGTAAATGGTCTTTCAATTTCTAATTGGTCTTTGTGACTAATACCTGATAATAAAGGAATAGTTGAATAAGAAGTACCGGATGTTGAATTCCATAAAGTACTTAAGTTTGTTTTTACTTGTGTATTTGTAGACATTAAAATATTTCCTTATGTATTTAAAGATGTATATGACTGTTTAAATTTACCCTTAAATTCCATGTTAACAATATTAACTGGTGTTGGGTATTCTGAAACAATTTGAACTTTTGTTGTATCTGAAAAACCTAAAATCTTAGCTATAAACTCTCCTGATTTTTGTGTATTCTCAATACTAAGAACATCAGAATAAGAGTTACTAAGTAAAGCATTGAAAGAAGATTTTAATATAGATCTTTCTCTACGAGTAGCAATAACATCGTAGTTACCAGTATCAGCGTGACGAATACAAAGTGTCTTTAAGTTTAATACACCATCAATTACATTATTAGAATCATCACGAACAAACTGAGGACTTAACTCAATATTCATTAAATAGTTGTTACCAAATAAAACAGTTGCTCCATTTGTTTTATAATTTCCATTAACAGTAAAAGTATAACCAATACCATTTGAGTTTCTAGTATATGTTGGTTTTAAAATAGTATATTTATTTTCCCCCCATAAACTATCATTTGGATTTAAAATGATAATTACT